TAATCAAGAATTTCTTCATTTGTTTTCTCGGCCTTACCCAAGAAAGGCTTCTCGTGCTTTGACTCCCATTTTGACAGTGAGACCAAAGAATGCTCTAAGACGAGATCAACATCTCCAAGAGTGATGAATTCCTGACAAGTCTCGTCGAACATTTCGGTTCCGACAACCGTAATGCTTAGCATTCTCTGGCCTCCTTGTCATAGCAGCCCCGTCTAGTAGTCGAACGTCCAGTCGTCGTCGCCCTCGATGACATAACCCGGCTGTGGAGAAGCCGTAATGTACGAAGACTGACCAGTCGTCAGCGGAGGCTGAGCTCCTGGAACTGCATCGACATCATTGACCTGCCAATTGACACCGGTAACCGCCGGGATAGTAACGACATGAGTAGCCGAAACATAAGACGGAGCGTTGGCGTCAGTCAACCGCACCTTTGTTGCTGCAGTACCGCCGAATAGAGCGATGACCTCATCCGGAAGTGGCAGACGAGCTTCAACACCACTCGTCCCATATAGAATATCTTCCAGATCAGACAACGCAGTAGCGTCGACCTTTGTCGAATCAACAGTCACCACAGCTGTCGGCTTCAAACTGGCAACAGGAACCGGCGAGGTCGTAGTAGTCCAGCTAAATGAAATTGCTGCAGGCTGATCGTTGATCGTGCCATAAGCCCTGTCCGACGGAGCTGCCTGAGCACCGTAGATCAGGTGGAGTTTGTAACCATGATCCGTACCATCGATATCGTTACCCACACGAGACCGGAAACTGAGCCCAAAGATCTTACGGCTTTGCTGACCAACTGCCACGCCAGCTTCAGGAATAGCCGTACCATCGCATTGAGAGAACTCATCCGGATAGGTAAACGCATCGATCGTTCCGCCAAACTCCTCAGCGGCGATCAGGTTCAGATACTTGATATTATCTGCGTACTGCGGGTTTGCAGCAGCGCCAGAGGGAGATTCTGTAACAGTAACAAGACCATTCCAGGAAACACCGAGACTATAATCGCCCGATGGATCTGGAATATAGAGAACTCCGTGGTCTACACCTGTTTCGTACAGACGCTCACCAACCTGATCCCATGTCAGGGGTGCCATTTGTTTCCTTTCCCTTAGAAGAACAGCCTATAAACGTCGTGGTTCAGGTTATCAGCCGTAAAAAACCGATTGAATAGACACATCGGAATCGAAGCCACTTTACCTGGAATATCGCTGTCAGGATCTCGATCAATTACCGTGACTACATACCTCAAAGTATGATTATATGGAATATCATCCGCAAAGGTTGTTTCCGCATAATCACGTTGATAGATAATGCATGGATACGCCAGAGTTATGTTCTCTGGAGGCTGGAAATATACATTATCAGTAATCGATTTGAGGATATCATGGAGCTGCAGGCGTGGGGCCATTATATACCTTCCCTAGTCGCAGCAGCAGGCGGGGAATCAGGACTTCGACACTGTCTATTGTCCATAGAGTCCCCGCCCATTCCACGTAACGAATAGCAAAGAAATGTTCATTGGCATACGCATCAGCCACAATACTGATCGAATTTTGAACGCTGAGATCATCGTTGAGAAACTGTCCTTGACGGAGTTCTCTCGAATTACGGACGACGTCACCGTAATATGGATACTCAACAATTTCATCAACCCATACGCCAGGCGAGGCTTCTACTGTTTCGCCATAGCCGACGTTACCAAAGAACCTTGCCATCGAGAACCCACCTTTTTATTAGTTCTCGTTCGTGAACGTCCACTCGTCGTCGACGTTGTTTGCAAAGTTATGACCTGGAGCAGCTGTAGCATAGATAGTGAGTGTCTCACCAGATGTCAATGCGATCGGACCAGCGCCAGTAACTACAGCATTAGTGTCAGACCGCTTGTACACTGCGCCAGTCGTGTCAACGACGGTAATAGTCGTACCATCGAAAGTAGGCGCTGCAGGCTTGACGAGAACAGAGGTCCCAGCAACCGACATGAGAACCAGAGCGGAACGGATCTTCGTAAGGGCGCCAGAGACTCGAGTCTCCAGCAGGTACTTGTATTGGTTGTAATCGATATCGAAGAAGTCGAAGAAGTTGACCTCTCCGCCTGCGTCCGTACCAATCGTGTAATCCGTCAAATTCACGACAATTCCGAGAAGATCCGTTTCATCTTCCAGAACCTGACAGGCAACGATAGCCGAAACGCCCATCTCAGAAGCGACATCAGACACCGAGTTGTAAAGACGACGACCAAGCGTGTCACGAACAAGCAACATATTCGTGATAACAGGAAGCGTCGTGTAGAATACTGGTGACCCAGATCCCTTGTAGAGACGCATGGATGAAACAATCGCATCGACAAGCTCGGTTGGGCTCGAGTTGGCGTCACCAAGATTGACATTGACTGTCGCCGAATATAGATCGTCGTCGTTCATGATCGAACGAATGCCAGCCCCCTGAGGAGCACCGACCGGATCCAGAATATGATCCTCGTCGGCAGAATCCCGACCATCGCCGATGAGAACAGCACGAGCGAGCTCTTCATCCAACATGAGACGCATCTCACCTTGGAGCCATGTCACGACATTGAAATCCGTGATGTCGAGAATATCGTCACGGTCCAGCTTCTGCTTCTTGTAGATCGTGGTCGGAGTAGTGATGCGCTTTGAGGCACTGATGAACTCTTCCTTCTTCAGGTTACCCTTAATGTAACCTTTCGCACGAGCTTCCTCGAAGGTCAAATCAGCGACCAGCGACTTGATGCGCGTGAACGGTGACTTCCTTGCGCCATTGAGGACACCCTTGACCCACTCAACCCGGCGACTATCGAACTCAGGAGTATCGGTGATAGTGCGAACTTCCGGGAAGAGAACATCAATGTTCTCAATGCCGTGCTTGAGAGCATAAGCCTCCACAGCCTGCTTCAACGATCCAATACGCTGAGCGTCTGTGAAGATCCCCTTCATAGCGTCATGAGTAAGGGTGTGCTTCTCCTCCTTCTTCTCACCCGTCTGCTCGAAGACGTTGCGGGTCATTCGGCGTCCTTCCTTATCATTATCGTCGTGGACCAATTCCTTCTTCCCCGACTCATCGTCGGAAGAATGCGATGCATCATCGCCACTTTCACCTTCAAGCGCTGCGCCGACCATATAATGGACAACGGCCTGCTGTTCAGACGACATCGAATCATAGACTTCTTGAACAGTCTTACTGTTCTCGACAACGTCTTCCACATCTCCAGGATCTGCCGGATCTGTCGGATCACTCGTCGAACTTGCTGGAGTCCCATCAGCATGATTGAGTGCCAAACCGGTGTAAATAATAGCCTCGTCTTCCAACGTAACCATGTCACCGTCTGCATGGGCAATCGAAATGTTGTCGATAAGCGCCCCGGGATTTGCTCCTGACAGAACTAGGCTAAGTTCACGAATAAATCCATGAACAACCTGCTTAGCCTTCTCCGTCAACTGATTCGCATAGATGGACAATGACTTGATGTCTTCGTGCTGAACCAACGTCTTGGCGTTCTTCGCCGCATCAGTGTCATTGAAGAACCCATAAGCGTAAACACCATCATCACGATTCTCGAGAACTGCATGCCCGAGAACGTTCGCAGGTTCGCTATGAGTGTGCTGCCAGACAAGCGGAACTGTCGTCTTGTCTTGATGAGCAAACGCATCCTTCATGATCGTTCGACCATCCGAGCACCTGAGACCAGCCTTTGTGGCATAGCCACTAAAGTCGGGCTTGGCCTTTTCTCCCATTTTGAATGCTCTCCTTAAGTTTGGATCATCGGCCTATTAGCCGCTCTGGTCGCTGCCACTTCCATTACTAGAACTATTGCCATTACTAGCACCAGCACCAGCAAGAGCACCTTGACTGTCAGACGAAGCAGGCGCGCTTGACACTTGCGAGAAACCAGAAGGTGTCTGACCTCGAATGTTGCTGTTAATAAGCTTGTCTGCTTTCGGATCCTTAGCCGGTCTGATTCCAATGATTTGTCGGATTTCGTTAGACGACAAGATCTCATTACGACTGAAGACATCCGCAATTTTGGCAATGTTCTCAATTGGAATCAATCTGAACGGATCGCGGAAATACATAACCGTTTGCTTTTGCGTCCGAGCAGTCTTGGTCAGGAATGAACGAGTCATCGCTTCGGTGATAGCTCTGAGCGTTGGCTCAATTGTCCGGTTCCAATAATTCAACATTGTCTTCTCGTCAGCTGTGCCATTCATTACAGCGTCAGTCAAACCAAGTTGACTGTAGAGCAAGTTAGTCAAGAACTCGATTTGAATCATGAGATTATTCTCAGCCGGACGATTCAACTGAGTGATTCGTTCAGTCCCATCCGTATAGGCGATACCATACTGACTACCTTTG